ACTGATATCTTTTTATATCCTATGCTGGATACCGACCTTGGTCGGTATCGCATTTATAATTTATAAGAATTTCTTTATAGAATAATCGACAATGCTCCCTCAATAAACCCTATCGCTGTCTGCAATTCCTTCCTTACAGTACCATCCGAACACTTTCGCTTCTTCGCAATGGCTCGTAGTGAGATGCCGATAACAAAATGAGCAATAATCAATTCATATTCTTCAGGTTTATACTTACGCAATCGCGCTACACATCCGTCAATCATTATCCCTTCATCGTCATCGCACTGAAAACGTGATTTCTTACCGTGTGGCAGAAGCCCTTTAAACCCAGCAGCAATGGATTGCCAATCAACTCCACTGCTATCAGCAGCAGCCCAGGCGCCCCAGCGGTCTAAAACTTCATACATATCACGCATTAACTCATCTCCACTGAATTATGCCAGCACGCCAATTGCCAGCGAACGATCCAGAAATCGAAACAGCAGCTCCAGCTGTGAGCCGTGCTTCTCCTCAAATGCCACTGTGTCAGCGTGCAACTCGTCGTGATGCGCTCTGCAAAGCGGCAACACAAACAAATCGTGCGCTTTCGTTCCCATTCCACCTTGTCCGTGGCCTATCAGGTGATGGGGATCATCTGCTTGTTTGTTACAGCAGACACACTGCTGGGACTTAACCCAGCGCGTCCAGCTCTCGTTTACCCAGCGGCGGCGCTTTGGTCGCCGCATGAATGATTCCGGCGTTTCAGGATCTATGCGAAGACCGAGAATCTTTTTCTGCACCACTTCGCTCGCCGCTGGCTCCGGCACAATATCGCTCTCCTTCATCACTGGTTGATGCTTTATTTCCGGCAATCGCAGGGCTTTTCGGGCCAGCGATTCAGGGATGACGTGCGCCAGATTGTTTATTACCAGCCACCAGCACAACTCGGGGATCGTCAGTTGATGGTCTTCGTTGAACCCCAGCTGTGAGCGGATGACCGTTATCAGCCAGGATACCAGGTTCTCACGCGCAATGCCTGCCAGCGTCTCTGTGTACTGATCACGCACCAGGTTATCGCAGGCCCAGCAAAGGCGGATGCTGCCAGGCTCATGCAGGAACAGCGTAAAATTTTCGCTGTGCCACGAACCGTGCGGGTACTGGCATTCAAACCGCCGCTCCAGCTCGGCCTCCAGCGAGCTGATACCACCCGCGCGCAGAATGACGTCTTTGTTTTCGAATACTGGTTTCAAAACCGGGTCTTCTGCCAGTGGCTGCGTAGCGGGAGGAATGACACCAGTTGCATAGTCGCTGTATTTTTCCGGTGCAGGCTCAATCAGTACCCGCCCTCTCCTGAACATCGGCATGAGATCAGCGCCTGGGCGAAGCAGAACAACGCCCATGCGTGGGGCAATCTCAGGGGTTAGTAGTGCTCTCATATCATCTCCACGTCAGGCAGCTGCACGAAAACGGCGGATGGTGATTTCTACTTTCCCTTTCTTCACGATGTTCCCCCACTCCATCAGCATGCGCTTAACCTGACTGTCGTCTTCCCAGACGCCTGTTAGAGTCAGGGCATCGAACAACGCTTTGTTGTAGTTATCGATATCCCGACGGCGCTGATCCGGCGGATACAACACTATGTGAACCTCGGCCAGATCAGAGGATGGCCGGGGAACGGCCCGCAGTTGCTCAATAATCGCCGCTCTCACTGCCTGCTGGAACTTGCGCCCTGTCTCGCTTACCAGATGCCTGCCTTTCAGCGGTCCCTTGCTCGGGGCGCGCCAGTAACTATTTACGCTCGGTGGAAATGGTAAAGTCAGTTTCATTTAGCCCCCTTAAAGGATCGCTACAACGTCTTTTGCGACTTCCCGCGTACTGCTTTTGCAGGAGATCGAACGGCGCGCATTGATGAATTGCAGGTTAAAACCATGCTCCCGGTACAGGTCGAGAACCTTCGGTGCAGATGAGTTAGAAATCACTACCCGAGCCCCACGGTGAAAGGCTGATACGCATTGCTTCGCCAGGTCTACCTGGTTCTCCCAGCTAAAACCACCAGCGGCGTAGGCGGTGAATCCGGTTGTTCCCGGCATCGGTTCGTAAGGCGGATCGCAGTAAACTACATCCCCTTTCCCGGCCAGGCTGATTGTCCGGCGATAATCAGCGGTCATGAATACGCAGTTATGCGCCATAGCCGCGAAGGCTTTCATCTCATCCATCGGATAATACGGGGCCTTGTAGCCTCCCCAGCCCACATTGAACTTGTTCGCCTGGTTGTAGCGCATCAGGCCATTGAAGCAATGCCGGTTGAGATACAGGAATGCAGCTGCGCGTTCAGTAGCATCCAGCGTCTGAGCGTTGAACTCGGAACGGATCAGCTCATAGCCCTCTGGTGACCGCATGTGCTCGAACATCCAGCGGGCCTTCAATTCCACTTCATTCGGCACGATCGCTAACATCTGATACAGATTAATCAGGTCCGGGTTAACGTCCGCCAGCAGATAATCTGCGTGCTTATCGCTGTTCAGGAATACCGACCCACCACCAACGAATGGCTCTATCAGGCGTTTACCTGCCGGGATGTGCACGAACAGGTCAGCCAGTTGGGTATACTTTCCACCAGCCCATTTGAGAAATGGCTTGCTCATGAACGGAACCCCGCTGGCACTGAATAATCCACGTCGGAATAACTGGACTTGAACGCCGTGTCTTGTTTCACCCACTTACCGCCAGTCCAGGCTGGGCGTCCGGCTGCTTCCCATTTTTTGGCCTTGTCGAAATACTCGACGCAGTTCTCGGGAGCAAACAGCGTTTTGGGCCGCAGGTAGTCGCTCATCTTCGGGTCCTGCGCCCATTTCGCGTTCAGGTAGTCAACCACCAGCATCAGGTCTTCAGGGCTGTAATCTTCGGCCAGGCGACCCCGGATATAACCCAGCGTCGTTTTGGTTCGTCCCCCCTTGCCATAGGTCGAGTTGGTTACCCGATTGAAATGATCCAGAACGAGATCTGCTGGATCGGTCTGGTCTGGTTGCAGCGCAACCGGACAAGAGTCTTTACCTGTAATCTCTGTAGTACTCTCTGTTGTATTCTCTGTAAGATCATCGTGCCAATTTGACCTGATGACAGCGGTTCGTTTTGACCCGGTGGAGCGTTTCACATTGACCTCTTCCATCGTGTCATTTTGACCTGATGGAACGGCGCATTTTGACTTCTTCGATTTGGTCACTTTGACCTCATCTAAAAGCTCGCTCTCGTAGTTGATCGTGTAGTAGTTCGTCATGTCGCGCTGAGACTTGTTCAACTGCTCAACTTTAAGTACGCCCAGGCTCTTCAGCCGGGTGAAGGTGCGCTTCAGAGTGGATTCAGACCAGAACGGGAATTGCTCCAGCCATTGCTCTGTCGTGTTGTAGATCCAGCGTACGCCGTCACGCTCCAGCCCTGAGTTAGTCTCCTGCAGCCAGTAGTTAAGCTGCTGCAGCGCAATGGCTTCATTCAGGCCTATGCTGTACGCAAGGTCAGGATTGATGACTATCGGCCTTAATGGCATTAACAGGCTCATAAGACCCCTCTATTTCCCTGAATTTTCGTCTGAACTGCTCGAGGGGGCTGAAACACTCGTGCTTATACCCTTCGCGCAGGTATATAACGCGCTGTGTTTGGGGCTCCCAGCGTATGACCCTGACCGGGACACCGTAGTGATCTCTGAACCATCGGTTGAGCTCTCGCATACTTTCTCTGCCTGGCCGTTAAAGTCCCCTACCACCCACTGAGCAAACTGGTAGCAGACAGGCTCGAACCCGCCTGGTACTCTTACCCCATACACGAACTGCACCGGTCCTGCTCCACCAGGAACTGGCCGCGCTACAAGTTGCGACCTGCGGTATTGTGTTGATAAACTGTTCATGCGTTAGTAATCTCCACTGATAACGACACGCCACGACGCCAGGAGCTGCAACTCGCTGGCGTCACTTCTTTTTGCGTGAAAAAAGCGTGATGATTGCGGCAATCTCTTCTTCCCGAGCTGCCAGGTGGCGGCGGTGATGCACCATGATTCCTTCGGCCTCATGCCTTTCAATAACGCCATCTTCAAGCGCCTGTTCGATAATCTGATCAACCTGCCCCCTGGCGGCAGAGGTGCGCATTGCCCGGCTAAACAAGTCAACGCGGTCCAGTTCTTCCAGGTGCGGAACATCCACCAGCAGAGCACCACGACGGCGAGCGAAGTAGTCAGCCAGTAACGACGTGTTGGAAATGTCTTCCATCGCTTCCAGCTCGCTGGCTTCGAAGAAACGACAGCCGTTTTTCTCGTAAAGATTGTTGTTAAACTGCGTCACCGTCATTCCCAGTGCGCCAGCCATTGCTTCGCGCCCACCTGGATATGCTTTGCACATAGATTTCACGACTTCTTTGAGGTTCATACCTACTCCTTTCAAACTCGGGTGGTAGTTACAAATTTGATGCAGTGACATTAAGCTTTCGCATTGCTGCACCTCTTAAATAGGCCCAGTCAA